GAAACGTAATCAAAATTACGTAGAAGGTGCAGAACCAGGTATGTTTTTAAATACAGTAACAAAAAAACTGTATGATGGTGACAAAGGAATAAATGTAATTCCTTGTTATCACAAAACAGAATACCAAGAGTGGGCTGAATTTGGAACTGGTTCAGGTAGACCAGAAAACATTTATCCAGCAGACTCTGACATTCTGTCAAAGACCACAAAAGATGGTGCTAGAGATAGATTACCAAATGGTAATTACATTTTAAATGTACATCAAAACTATGTGTTGATCGTCGGGGATGATGGTCATGCTGAGAGCGCTTTAATTTCAATGAGTGCATCTCAAAGTAAAGTTGCAAAGAAGTGGTTGTCACTACAAATGTCACAGACAATGTCTGATGAACAAGGGACATTTA